ACCAAATTCAAATACTTGATTACGCCCATAAATTGGTTCACCTGTAGGACCATACTTAGCATCTTCATTGAATACTGATGCAGGTTCAAACCATGCATGAGCAGCTGCAGGTGGGTCTGCAGGTTCTTTTCCATCATTTGGATTTTCAGGTACAACATTCTCTGGTGCAGTAGTTTCAATAGTAGATGACGATTTAGAAGTTACACCGGTTACACTATCAGTAGTTGTTACTTCTACTTTATCACCAGTTACTGTAGTTGTAGTTGTAGTAGTACCTAAAGTATTTACAACTGTTGTTGCTGCAGTATTTAATTTTGATGCAAGGTATTGATTTATACCATCAGTTATTGCCATAGTTTATACTCTCTCATACAATTGCTGTTCTTTCGTCTTTAGGTTGTGTTGCTGTTGGTGTTGCTAAAGCAGATTGATTATAACTATCTATAACACTTTGAGATGGCACACTGGCCAATACAGTTATTAAATTTTGATTTGCAGCATCTACTGCAGCTAATGCTTGAGTTGGATTCAATGTAATATTTGTATTTAATGTTGCATTTAAAACTTGTCCAGGTATCTGTGCTAATGCTAATGTATTTCTAAACACTGCTTTTGCTTCATTAAATGTTGATTTCATTTCAGTAGTTAATGTTTTGAATTCTGGTCCTAAAATACCACTACCAGAACTTCCAAGTAAATCATCACCTAAAGATATAATTGATTTAAAAAAAGCAAATGCACATTCTTTTGCCATCTGTAATAACATAGCAGGTAATGACATAATCCAATTAATTACTGCACGGACAATAATAATATAATAAATTAATGCATCTGCTACTGCCTTAACAAATTTTAAAAACTTATTAACTTGTTGTAATACCTCTTTAATTTTTTTAACTTTTTCAGTTAAAGAAGTTGTTATAGCAGTAGGTAAAATACCACGAGCAGTTAAATATGCTTTTAATGCGGTACGTGCTGCTCTAACAGAAACATTATCTTGTAAATATTTCCATGCGGCTGTTCTTCTTACGTCAGCACTGATATCACATACATGCGCCAAATTTTTATTAGTTAATGATGTTAATGTGTTTTTAGTAGTAATTGCAGCATTTGGAACATTTGAAGGCATACCATAACCACCAGAGAGAACAACCCCAGCAGGTGGTATAGGAGGAAATAAAGCAGAAGGTCTATACATTTTTTTACCTATACAGTAGTTGTAATACCAGGAATAATACCTAATATAATTGGTTGAAGTGCTTGAGCACCATCTATATAAAATCCAATAACCCAATCGTTAGGTCTTGCATCTATTGTTTTTCGTGTCATATTGGCAGAGAGTATACAAGGTGCCCAAGGAAGACTTTCTGTTGGTGTTGCATTTGTATCTATGGTATCTTTACCCCAAACCCGAACTTGCACTCTACCTGATTTTTCTGGATCATCAATGCTTTCAATAGCACCAATGAACCAATACATACTAGAATTTACACCAGGAAAACTAAAATCTGACATTATTAATTATACTCCCACAGGTCTGTAAAGTTGTTTCTTATTAGTTGAATCTGTAGAAACTTCAAGTATTGTTTCATGTTTTTGATATGTAATAACATTTCTACATGCTAATACTATATATTTCCCACTAATAGATTCATCTTTACTATCTGATTCCATATTCTGCGCTCTACTGGATACTAACAAATCAATTACTGTGCCACATGCTAAATTAAAGTTACCGGGCATTACTAATTTAATTCGCTTTGATGTATAGTTACGCATCAATGCTGGTCTTTCAGTAAAATATTTTGTTGTATCATCTATAGTATTAATAGAAGTTGGATCATTTTCTTTTGTCCAAGAATTTTGAGATCCTATAACTGTAGGACCATAATAAACTCTGGTACATAAATTTGGATTTACTGCTTGTGGTATTGGTGCTAAATCTGGTGTTTTATTTAATTGTGTAGATTTACTATTAAACGATATTGGTCCAGTTTCTTTAGTTAATACTTGTCTTGCGTGTATATCAACAAAAACGCCAGTTGATCCATAAACACCACTATCAATATTCTTCTGAATATCAAATTGAGAAACTATTTCCATATATCTGGCACCAGTATACGAGTTATCTCTAGTTTCTCCTTCAAACATTTTTGGTTCATAGTTAATAGTTGCTACAGGCAATTGTTTGGCAATATTAGATAATGATACAAAATTAAATCCATTTCTATTTTCAAAAAAAACAAATGAAGGTGATTGATCTTCAAGAGATATTGCTTTTTTAGTAATATCTAAAATGCAATCAAAGGGTGTTCTATTATTACTTGGGTATTTTATTAACCCTACAGTTTGTTCAATTTTATAACCATATTGTATTGATAAATCGCTAGTTAAAATTTCACTAACAATATCTGAAAATGTTCTTTGGTCATAAACTTTTTTAATTTTTTTTGTTTTTGAAGTGTAGTATTCTTCAGAAACAAAATATAAAGCATATTGTTCTGAAGATGAATTTAGTGGTATTGTTTTACCTTTTTTATATATCTTAAAGGTCTTGGTAAATGAGGCAGCAACATTTTCATTTTTACCAATACTTATTTTAAGCAAATCTGATCCATCAAAATTAAATTTAGAAGTTAAATCTATAGCATCAGTAATTAATATTATGCCCGTCATACAAGGACAAAAGATATTATCAAATATGTTTAACTCTTCAAATTTATCAGAGACATCAAAGTTACCAACTTTTGTTACTATAGTTAGCTCTTTAATAAAATGACTAAGATTATTATTTAATGTTTCAGCCATTCAATAATACTTTCTCTAATTCATCTCTTATTGCATTTTTATATTCTGCCTTAATCAGTATAATGTTTCTTTTATTTTCATTCAATTGAACTTCAGTATCATAATATGTAAATCTTTCTTTAGTAATATCAACCTTCATTGCTGTACCATCAGTTAAAGTATATTGTGTTGTTGAAGGTGTTAAACTTGCATATGTATTAGCATCTATAGTTACATATTCTTCAATAGAATCACCTGTTTTAATCAATGTTCGTGTTTCAATTTTATAATTTGTTTTATAATTTGTCTGTGCATATGTAAGACCATATAAACTATCTATTGATTCCATTAATTGAGAATATGTTAATGGCCAATCTGTCTTAACATTCATTATACCATTGATTCTCATTATCAACCAATGATATTCTGCATCACCATAAAATTTATATGCAACTGTTTCTGGTGTATCACCTTCAGATATTACATAATCAAAATATGCTTGTGTAGCATCAATAGATTTTTGTAGGATAGAAAAATTTGCAGTTAAATTTATAACAGTATCTAAATCATTAGATTGATCTATTTTATATAATGTTCTTGGAAATAAATTAAAAAAGTTAGACATATTATTTTTTCTGATAACGGGAAGAAGAGCTTGCTATTAATTGATCTATCTCTGCTCTTGTTGCCAATGCAGGATGTCTGGGTGATTCTCTAGGAGCAGTTGAAAAATTTCTTGCAACATCTAATGTTGCTGGAACTGGTAAAGATGATGTTATTGGATCATTTTGAACTTTTTCACCAGAAAGAAATTGTTTAGTAATATATCTAGTTTCTTTAAATTGTAATTGCATCCTAATAGTAACTGGCATACCTGTTCCACCTTTTGATGGATTTTTTTGATCATCAGTTTCAAATGTATGAAATCCACCTGGTGCAAAATCTACATTAATATTTTCTAATACACAAGTAACTATACTTGGAATATTTGGATTTTTTTTACCACGATACATAAATGAAATATCAAATACAGATGGAGGAACTAAAAAGTAACCACCAGTACCATCTTTAATTTCTGGTGCTTGGTGATAGATAAATGTATCAATTATTTTCTGAACCTGCATTGCTTCTTTTTGACTTCTTGGATTGAAAACATATTCAAAAGTAAAACTACGCAAACTTGGTTTTGAATATATAACTTCAACCATTGGATTTGGAACACCAAATTTACCTACAAATGCAGCATTAAATGTATTACTGCCAAGTATAGGAACATTAGGAAATTGTTTTCTTGCAGCACTAATAAGAAAGGCACCTGCATTTGTTGCTGCCTTTTGACTACCATTATAATTATCATAAAGTGATTTACCTACTGAAGCTAATGTCAATGCATCACCTGATAATTCTGGTGTTTCATAAATTGCCTGTGATGTAAATGCCACTGTATCTGGCATATAAATTGCAATATTATCTGTTAGTTGTGCAACATTATTATTAAATGATGCAGGATCTTGATTCGTCAAATCAGTCCAAACACCCTGAACCATTTTACCACCTTCACTAATTACACCATTAACACCTTTCTGTACCGCATTTGGTGTTTTACTAAGTAAAGCATTTCCTATTTTACTAAGACCTTGAGATATTTGCTGCAAAGACTTATTATCAGAAATTTCTCTTGTAACATTACCTAGTGCTTGTAATCCTAAAGCACCATTTACGGTACCTTCATCTATTCTAGATTGTCCTAAAGTATTTAATCCAGATTTTGTCATTCCTGGTGTGCTTGCTATTTTAGATAATTTTTGAACAAAAATATTAAACAACATATAATGTCCCTTATCTTCCGATCCAACATCATTAGGATATCTATATGTTGCCGCAGACATATCGCCAAGAGTATTTTTTGACTGTAGTAACGTATTATCAGTTAGATAAGTTACACTTGAAACTAGAAATTGTGACATTTATATTCCTTGATTTACCACATATTTATGTGTGGTTTATTATTTTTTATACTCTTATATTTCCTGTACCTGTAGATTGTGCAAAAAATAATTCAAATGCTTCTTTACTATAAGGATCAGTAGTTGAATTGTTCGGTATTTGTTGTGAAGGCTGTTGTTGTGATTGTTGTTGTCCTCCTACATTATTTCCTGGAACTGATTGGCCAAAACCCTGTATCATCTGTCCCATCAATTCAAAAACACCACTTAATAAATCACCTGAGGTTCCAGGAATAGATGAATTATCTGAAAGTAATCCTCCAGGTAATAATGAAGGAGTTCCTGATGATGCAACTGCTTGTCCTGGTGTATTTGGATTTGTATCTAAATTTCTTGGTTTCTGTGCAAAGAATGTTACTGGATCTATATTATTACTTCCTTCTTTAATACCAAAATGTAAATGTGGTCCTGTAGAATCACCAGTATTACCAACTGCACCAATAACTTGACCCGGAGTTACTGCTTGTCCCTGTGCAACATTTATATTACTTAAATGTGAATATGTTGTTTTCTTTCCATCACCATGGTCTACCTCAATATGATTACCATAACCGCCTGAAGTTGCACCTGCAAAAGATACGGTACCTGCAACAGGAACTTTAACTGGTGATCCCGTTGGAGCACCAATATCCCAACCTTTGTGAAATTTTCCCCATCGTGGTTTAAAACCACTAGTAAATACACCACCTGGAACTATATCTTGAATTGAATTTGCACCAAATCCACTTTGCATTGATCCATCACTTCTAGAATCACTACTTGGTGTTGGTGATGTAGATGCATCACTACGTGAGGTTTGTGTTGGTGATGTGCTTTGTGTTGGTGTAGTAGTTGCACCAGGTGTTGTTGGTGTTGAAACAGGTGATGTAGAATTAGAAACCGGTGTAGTCTGTGCATTTACTGGAGTTGGTGCAGTTGATTCTTCTTCTTTTTCTCCACTATATTGTTTCCACCATCCATATAATTCCCATGCAGTCCAAAGTCCAAAACCTAATTGAATAGCGGCCGCTACCCAACCAAGAATAGGTATTGTTGCAAGAGTTGCCGCAGATGCTAATCTTACACCAACCTTTGCAAAAAGTTCTGGTGATTTTTTTGATAACCAAAAAACAAATTTATCCCATTTACTTCCCATCAATGCTTTTGCCTCTAATCGTGCTACATCTGCAGAACCAGCAATACTAGGAAGTTTTGATCCAATTGCGCCTGCTGCTTTACTTAGAAAAGGAGAAGCACCTTGAATAATTGATATACCAGCACCGGCCGCACCAAGCCCCATACCAATTTTGTCACTGGTTGACATTGTAGGTTTAGAAGTTGGATTAGATACACCTGCAGGTGTGCTTCCTGGTGTACCAGTGCCTGTTGATGTATCTGAAGTATTTGATAGATTCTTCATTAATAATCCACCAGCACCAAGTCCCAGACCTAACTTACCTATTTTACCAAGTTTACCACCTGCTGGCCCACCAATTGATCCTGCTGGTCCTTGTATACCTCCTGCCATTGCCCATCGTGCTGCTAGACCAAATATCACTCCAGTCAAAGCATTAAATGCAATATACAATCCTGCTATAGCACCAACTACAACTAAAGCACCAGTTTTAACTTTTTCCCAAACTTCAGCAAGACCCGTACCCTGCAATATAAGTTGAAAACCTTCTTTAATAGATTTTGAAAATTCTGAATCAGTAAACATTGCTTTTACAAATGCACCAATACCTACAAGTGTTAATGTCTTTAACATTATAGATACTAAACCACCACTAAAAAATTCACCAACTAATCCTAAAAGCATTGAACCTATTCCAGGTTTATTTTCACCCTCAACTTTTGTTGGTGTTAATTTTGAAGCAGAATCTTTTTTAAATTTACTTTCATATGAATCTTCTTGAGCTTTTCTTGCACCAAAAAATGCAGAGGATGCTTTTGTTGCAGGTGTAACACCAGTTGATTTAACTAATTTAGCAATATTCTGCCTCATTAGATTCATATCTTTTGCCATTTGAGGCAAGAATAAACTATTCTTTGCAGTAATTTGTCCATCCATGCTAATCTTTGTCAGCATTGATTTTGATTCTATACCACTAGAACCATCACCTTTAGGACCACTAGCACGATACGGTCTGCCAAACATTCTCTGAGAGATGGCACCAGAGATTCCACTTTGCGGTAGAATTCTTCTTATATCAGTTTTTTCTCTACCACGTTCTCCTAATGCTGAAAGATAGGCACTAACAAGACCTTTATCCTTTTTAAGTTCTTGACGAAATATCTCAGCAATTCTTGAATCTTTAGCCATCTCTTATTTCCTATTTTTAGCTGCTGCCTGTTGTGCTTTTATTTTTTCTCTCTCTTCATCTAAATGATTCACCAATAAAGTAACATATATTTCTCGTTCCCAAGGTATCATATTTTCAAGTTCTGTAAGACTATATTTGTGATGTTGCATTAATGAAAAATTAGTCTTATAGTAATTACCTAGGGTATCATAACCAAATATTATCCGAAAAAATCTTGGATTCCCTCTAATGTGATATCTTCATGATATCCACATTTTTTGCAAATATAACCAACTTGTTTTTGAATCTTAGGCATTGTATCAAAGAATACTCGTATCTTTTCTAAATCTTTTTGTTGTATACCTTCAATAAATTCTTCTAGTTCTTTTCTTGAAACATCTTTAACATAAAAGATTTCATTTTCATCATAGATATAATCTAAACATGCATAAATTGTTTCCATAACTGATTCAGCACCATCTTTATCTGCCATATCACGTAACAACTCAAAAGTTGGATATTTCATAACAACACCAATTTTATCTGTCAATTGAATTTTATTAGTATGTTCAGGATTAATTAATGGTTCAATTTCTAATACATTAACTGAAACATCATTTACAGTTCCACACTTCTTTTCTCCTTCTTCTGCATCTGGTATATTATTATTACATTTGTATTTTAATTGTAATATTTCTGATACTGATCTACCACGAAGATTAATAAACAAATATTCTAAATCAAATACTGGTAAACTATCAACATCAATATCACTAATAATACAATTCTTTAATACTTGTCTAATCACATCAATTGTATCTTGTGGATTAGTATTATCAGCATTCATTAAGAATAACTTTTGTTCTTTTACTAAGAACGGTCTAAATGTAACTTTCTCTTTTGTAGAAGGCAAGTTGCAACTATATAAAGGCACATCAATTTTAGGTAACATAATTTCTCCAATTAATAATTAAAATCTATACGAATCTGCTATTTGTCGTTTTGTTTGGTTAAATGGTTGTAATACTGTTTGTTTTGCATATCTAGCAGTAAATTGATTTTTCAAATTAAATAAATTCAAATCTACTGGTGTTCCTGTGGATGGTAAATTAAGTTTTGGTATTAATGTTTCTTCTCTTCCATATGGTGATGATCTTGGGTTTACACTCTCAAAGTATGTTGCTAATCCACCAAATACTTCATCTGCAACTGCTTCAGTATTATTAGGACCATTATATACTGTTCTAAATTTTTGATAAGAAAATTGAACCGATACTCTATGAAAATTATCATCTCCCCAACTCAATGGTTGTGCTGCTATCCCAATAGGAAAAGCATCTATTAACTCTACTGCATATATCTGTTTAACATAATCATCAAATTGAACAATCATAATATTTGTTAAGAATCCGTCTGACCCATCCGCACCTTTAGGAAATCTAACATTGTTTGTATTATTTGGCGCAATAGATTCTAACCATATGTCAAATAACTTTCTTTCATAAAAAGATTCATTAGTAGATAAAAATTGTAATGTAGTTTCTGTGTATTGTGCCAAATACGGAACTTTATATCCAGGACCATATACTTTAGCATCTGCAGTTAATAATGTTTTTCCAGGTAACTCTGCCTGTTCGCATTGCATTGATAACCATCGTGGAATGTTCTCGCCTAATGCAAATGGTCTTCCAGTTTGAGTATTTTCTAATCCTAATTGAAATCTTTGCATTGATCCATTATTAAAAGTAAAATTGCCATTTGTATTTGATTCTTGGCCACTAATAAATTTATTCACATAATATGGAACAGGTAATACAACATGAAATCTATTAGGTCGTGCTAACCCGCCTTTTGAATTTATGTTTGAAAGAAATGATTGTGGTGTAAATGCCATTAGAATTTTTTCCTTGAATCAGACCAGACTTTTCCGGTACTTGCTTTTTCAAATCTTTCAACTGGCAACAATGCAGCGATATCCCATTCATTAGCATCTATACTAACAAATCTTGATTGAACATGATTTGCCAAATATCTTTTAATACATGGGGTAGCTTCAAATGATTTTGAAGCAGCACTCAATAATGAATAACTTAATCTAAGTTTTGTTGTTGCATCATACTTATCATTAGTAGCATATTCACTTAACTTGTCCAATAGGATGATTCGTTGCTTTGGGTGAATGTAATGCAAGTTCAACCCTAGAAAACCGTCTGAGTATCGTTCTATTGGTATGACCAATGGGAACCTATCGTAATATGGCAGCGAATCCTTTGTCTTAGGATCGTAGTAAAAGAAGAACATACCTCCAATAAATTGTGTATTTTTTAATCTTTGTTTATCTTTTAGTATAGTTGCAGGTGTAGGACTCAATTCTCCAATCTTTGCCCGCAACCAATCTCTGGCACGCCTAGTACCGGCAGTATATCCTGATTTTTGTAATTCTTGATTTATTCTGGTAATTAAGTAGGCCATGATCTATTTATTCGCATTATATCCATTATTTAACAAAAAAATCATATAAGTAATGGTGTTGAGGTTGATTTAGAATACTATTTAATACCTAATTCTCTTTCAGTGATTATCTGAAACACCCAACCATGTTCTTGACAGAATTCATCTGCTGCTTTCCATTTACATTGATTAACAACATATGTTGCTGCTTCATTAATATATTTCTTAGTCTTTTTTCTTTGTATTGGTTTCTGTGTTTGTGCTGATGGTTTTACTTCAATAACATATGTCATTACTTTACCATCTTTTTGTTTTACTTTAATAATGAAATCAGGAAAGTATCTGTGCATCCTATTATCTACAGGTGAATAATATGGTATTGAAAACTCTTCAGATGCCCACCAAACAACCTTTTCCTGATCATCAAAATACTTCATACATCTAAGTTCCCATGAAGAACGATAGATAATATTATTGGCATTGCCTTTATATTTTTGTGGGTTCTTAGGTTTAAAATAACCTTTTAATGTATTCTTTCCATATGACATACTTTTATGTATATAGTGAAAAACCCCACCTAAGTGGGGTTCTTACTTTACGACTTCTCTGCTAGTGATTTAAAATAATCCATATCGTCATCATCTACAGAATCTTTAAATGCAGGTACTTCAATTTCTTCTTTGAAACTATGAACAGAATCTTCTGCTTTAGTTTTCATTGTAACTGATCCTTCTAAACCAAGAACTTTATCTAACCTTGTCTTTATTTGTTCATAAGACTTAAAATTCTTTGCATCATGGAAGTCTTTCAATGAATACTCTTTCTTCCACAATTCTTCTAGTTTAGTATCATCACCTTCAAACAATGCTACTGGTGAATCAAATTCAGATTTATCATAGTTACGATAGTTCTCAACATTGCGAATCTTCAATTTGAAGTTTGCACCTTCCCAAAGATCAAATGGATTAATTGGCTTCTCATCAGGAAATTCAGGATTCATTGCTTCAGTAATCTTATCAAAGATTTTCTTACCAAATTTGAATATCTTAATTTGACCTTCGTTCTCTTTGTTACTTGGATCGGAAACAATATAAACATTAGCATAGTAACTTAACTTGCGTTTTTGATTCCGTGCAATGTTTTTGTTTGCATCAATACCAGAATTCCATAGTGTTGAATTATGTTCACACACTGGACACTTACCATTGTTAATTGTAGTTAAACAATTATCAATCAACCATCCACCTGGTCCTTGAAAACCATGATTGAATACTCGTACCCATGGAAGACCATCATCACCATCTACTGCAGGCGCAGGAAGAAACCGAATGATTGCCATACCGTTTCCTGCTTTATCTACTGATGGTTGCCACATTCTAGGATCATCTCTTGATCCTGCTTCGGCAGTTTGATTTGTTGTTGTTGCTTCGATTGCTTTGGTCAATTTGTCGAAACTATTTTGACCACGTTTTAAATTTGCGAATGAACTCATTTTTTACCTCGTATGTAATTGTATGTTAATATAACGTCTTATCCACATGATTCATAATATAATAGTATTTAGTCATGCGAATTCCTTCAATAATATAGATTTCATTTTATCACATTCAAAGTGAATAAACGGCAAATATTTTAAACATTTCCGATTAAATTCTGGCCAACGAATAGTATCAGTAATTCGTTTAGACCACATCGGAAAGAAATTCATTAGAGAATTCATAATACATAGTGTCTCTAATTGAATATCTTTTTGAAGAGTCATTGTTAATAACTTTGGATAGTCTCCATCAGTCTTAAACAATTCGTTTGTATTCTCACAATTCTCTCTAATGTATTTGCAATCATTAGTAAAAGTGTAAGTCAATGCTTGGATTATTTTCATTCGTTCTCTATGACGTACCATAGCATCTTCTTCAAATAACTTACCAACCCACATGTTTTCTTCACATAAAAAATTAGATATAAGAAATTCTATACAATCCTCTTTCTCATTTCTACGTGATAACTTGTAAAAATAATATTTGTCTTTACGGTTCTCAAAAGATTCAATAGTTATTCTAGATTTACCTTGATACTTAAAGTAATCATATGAATCGGTTGAGAAATGTAATTTAAGAGAATTATATAAACAGAAAACTTCATAACCTGTCATAATAATTAAAAAGGTAATCGTGCTGATTTAGGCAATAGATTATGGTCTTGTGCATCCATTTCAATCTTCTCTTTGAGACTATTGTTTACCAATGTTGCAGCAATCTCTACTTCAAGACCTGTTGTATTACAGTATTCAACTATTGCTTCATAATATGTATAGTCGGTATCTGAAACAATCTTCTCAATTGCCTTAGCAAATTCCCTCATTTCCTCTTTGGATGCCATTACTTTACAATCGTTTGATATAAAGATTCAAACTGTTCATGCACAGCAACTTCTTCATCATAATTTTGTTTATGATAAACTTTTACCATACGATTAACAATTTTCTTGGGTAGATTTAATTGACTACAGATATCTGCAACTGCATTTTTAATTAAATCTTTTTCACCTTCCATACGTGTCATTGATCCAGAACACTCACGTAATACACCAAGTAATTTCTGTTGGTCTGCTGGATTACTAATCATATTAATACTCAACTGTGTAACTGCCATAATATACTCTCCTTTATTTTTTCATTGCATAGGTAATACAAATTGCATCTGGTGTCGTTGTATATGCACACTTAACTGAAAGTGGATCTACACCTTTTAAAATTGCTTGTTCAATATTCTTTGACATCAAGTTTCTATCATTAATCATGTATAATGTTACTGCTACTACTGCAGTGAAAATCATACCAAACATTGTTGCTGAAAACCAATCCATATCTTTAATCATAATTTTATCTCCTTTGTTAAATCATTCAAATCACTCTGCTTCTTATAAAAAATGTGTCTACCTATCTTTGTAGTCTTAGGTAAGTTCCAACCTGGATTTACATAATCAGCATGGTAATAAGTTGCTCCGTTTGTTACATCGGTCATTCTTTCAAAATTCAAAAATAAGTTTGTTGATAACTCTAAAATCTCATTATACAATAGAGTGTGCTTGATTGTCAATACTCTGCTGGTAAATGTGCTGTCGCAATACCAGGAAAATTGGCAAGTGTTGCCAGTCTTTTGCTTTACCACACCGCATATGTCATTTGCATATCCAGACTGTACTCTATTGAATGTTACGAATGCTACCGCTTTCTTACCTTCGTTTGGTTCATGCGCGGCTTCAAAGTAAATATTTTCAGCTAGACAAGTTACCTGTTTCTTTGCATCCGTAGTGAGTGCATTGAATGTTGACTTCATTGGTAGAATGTTTTGTGTGTCAACATTTATAAGTGATAATGACAAAATTATGGATGAGAAAAATATACTTAAAAGTATAGGTTTACTTCGCATCTGTTTCCTTTCTGTGTGTAAAATGCCAGTGTGGCTGGCATACCCTCAATTGGATTTTTTGGTAACTTTTGGAGTTTCCATAGAAACATTAGAAACGAAACCAATATTAGAAACAAAACCATTAAGCACTTGTGCTTTGGCTATAATTTCTGTCTCTGAGGGATAAGGCGGGAAGCCTGGGTGTGCTGGCGGTGTTTCGCCTTTGATTTTTGCAGATTCACATTGCATGGACCAATCATTGCTGATTTGCTCACGCTTACCATAATAATCATCTGATAGCATTCCTTGTGCCATTTTTAGTAGGTCAAGGCGTATCTCAAAAGGTGTCATGTTTGACATTGTTTTCTCCTGTGTGTTAGTGTGTGTTAGTTTTTATTGAGAACTAACAAACTCCGATATTAGAATCCTACAGAGACTGTAAGTCCGACTGCTCGGTCTTGAATATCTTGATAGCTTTGGCTAACACCAACACCAACAGATACTTTGCTGATAACTGGCATGTCATAGCTAACAAATACTACAGATTGTTTTGGATTTGCGCTGTCCCAATTTACACGGGTCTTAGCACCAGCCATGGCATAACCAGGACCAACTTTAACTCCAGCGTTTGCGCCGACTAGACCATATTCATATGGCTTTGCACCAGCACCACCATTATCAAAACCAACGCCAACGAATGGGTTGATACCGAAAACTGTCTTACCTGCGGTAAGTTCCAAACTATTGAACATAGATTGGTTGTCATTGGTACGTGCATTACGATTTTGTAATCCAAGATTGAAACCACCCAATGAGGTACCAGCACGAACATATTGTGCGATGCTC